TGTTTTGAATATTTAATGTCGTTGCTCCCGTAAGTGCTGAAGTCAATTCAAAAATTCCATAAGAAGATGCATCCAAGTTAATTGTTCCGCTTGTTGTTGCAATGTCTTGTTTTGCCGTGAAACGTGGTGCAAGTTCATCGTGGTCAACAACGTCATTTGCAATGCTTAATGCAGTTGAACCAGTTACATCACCCGTATGTGTTTGGTTGTAAAGATTTGTTGAACCTTCAGAAATGTCATCTGAATCAAGCACAACCACTCCGGTTGCACCGTTTACCGAATCAACGTCACCTGCGTCATCGTTATATAATTCCGTAAAATTGTCATTGACTTTGTCAAATGCGGTTCTTAACGGATCACCAGTCCCGTCGTTAGCGGTCGTTCCAATATTAATCGTTTGCTTGGCCATTTTGTAAGTTATTGATTATCAATGTTTTATATATTTTTTTTTATTCTTGTGTTGCGTCTGCCTTTAATGTTGTTGAATCTGCCGTGTAAGCGGTGTCGTCCGCTGACAATATCAATGCACCCGCCCAACAAGCCGGTGCTGAATAAACTGGGATTGCGTCAGTTGTTTCGGATGTGTCACCGAACCAAGTCGAACAATAAATTTTTCCCCAATCAATCGAATTCGCCATACTTATATAATTATTTTTTGACGTTTTTGTTATATAACGAAGTCAAAAATGTTTTCAATTTGACGACGTTTTTTTCTTTTGGTTTATACGTTTTTATAATACCCATCCCGTGTAAGATTGTCCCGTAATTGGTGAAATGTCTTCGTTTGTGTTTGTGTTGTATTCCGGATATTTGGAAGGTGCGTTGAAACTTAAATGATCGATAAGTCTGTCGGCATAAAATTGCATCGTGTCGCGTTCCTTTTCAACCAAATAGTCCACTTCTTCTTTCGATACCGTTTCACCGGTTTCCGATGTGTGTTTAAAAACACCTTTATTTCCAAATGTATATGAAGCAAATGGAATGTATTGAACCGCTGCTGCATGAATCAAAACGGGTTTAATGTAATCATTGACCAATGTCAAATAATCACCCGTTAAAGACGACCCTTCGATGTCAGTTTGAATCTTTTCATACAAGTCCGTCCCAAGCAATTGTTGAACGGTGATTTCTTGTGCAATAAGCACATATTGAATGAATTTATCCGTGTCGATATTTCCGCTTAAACTTGTGTATTTAATCAAGTCTTTCCGTGAAATCATTAAACCTTTTGCCATTATCCTTTATAGTTTGGGTGATGTCCGCGGTCTGTTCTTGTGATGTTAGCTTCCGAAACTTCTTTTGGGTTTTTTGGAAGTTTAAATCCTTCGCGAACCGCTTGACTTACGTTCACAAATTTGGTTCCGTCAAGTGCGTTGCCACCCCATTCAGTTCCGTCTTTTTTTAGTCTTTTTTTATAAATACGTCTTTCCCATCGGTGGTAACAATTTACCCCACCTTGGAACTTAAATAAAGAATAATTTTGACCCTTGTGGCCGTGTTCTTTATTCACCCCACGCGCTGACATTTGTCCAATATCTTCTTTTCGGAATATTTTACCATTTTTAAGCATATTGACGCAAAATGGTCTTGATTCACCTTTTGGTTTTCTGTTTGTTCCTTTTACGTATTTATATCGAACCTTATACCGTTTGTCATCTTGTGTCGAATCTTGTGTTGCGGATAAATGTAATCCGTTCAAATATGATTCAACGTCAAAATCTTCGGGTTCGTCTTCGGTGTCGTCAACATCGAGAAGTTCGTAATCTTCAAGATTTTCGTCTTCACCCAAATCTTTGATCATTTCCCAAATTTCATTTGCCGTGTCGTCATCTAAGAATGGACGTTCGTCACTTGATAATTTGACACCAGTTTCTTCTTCACGTGCTTCGTCGGTGATTGCATTGCTTGGATCGATAAATTCCAACGGTTGAAGCGTTTTGAAGTATAATTTTAAGGATATGTCGTTGACTGCAAGGATTGCGTCCATTGCTTCACAAATCACATCTTGATAAGGTCTTATTGTTACGTTGTTAAATAACAAAGAAGCCGTTTTTATTTCGTCTGCATTCGAACCAAGTCCATTGTTTTCAGTTCGCATTCCTAAAAGAAGCGGTGACGTCACACGGTGTGCAATGATAAGTTTGTTTTGACACTCCCTTGATAAGTATTCGTAATGACTTGGCGCATCGTTTAAACTTATGTCGTCAACCGTGGTTTTTGATTCTTGATTATTGTTGAATGAAACAATTACTTTTTCACCCTTCGAACCAGTCAGTTTGTTCATCACATCATTTTTGATGCGAAGTTGTTGTTCCATGTCCGGGGTTCCGTTGTTGAAGTTTACAACCTTCGTTCCCGAAAATGAATTTTTGACGTCATTGATTAAGAAGTCGGAAATTTCGCACTCAAGTTCGCAATATGCCGTTTCGTAATCTTGCGGACAATAATAATCGTAACCGGACACGTATCTTTTAATGATTTTGATTTCCGGTTCTTTTCCATTACCAAATCCAAATGCCGCAATTCTTTTTGGTTTATCGGAAGGTTTTACTTCTTTCCATTTTGGGTGATAATAATATGCTTGAATTTCACCGTCTTCGTTCATCTTTTCTGCGCGTAATGTTTGACGTGGAAAATGTTCAGCACTTACAACCTTACCATCACGGTATAAGACTTGAAATGAAGCCTCACCAAGCATTTTAAAATCCAAGATGACCTTACGCATACATGAATCGGAAAAGATTGATTTCATGGCCGCATATTGATCCGGTTTGCTTGATGAATCAAGTGCGTCAATTCCTTTTCCAAATATCATGTTTGAAATACCCGTAATGATTGCATTGTTTGTCGTTGAATTGATAAACAAGTCAATCAAATAAGAATAATAATCGTTGTCCTCGCCATAAGCAACCCAATCTTTCCTTTTGTCTTCAATGACCTTAGGCTTGACGTAAGACGATAAATTTATGATGTGTGTGTTATCCATTATAAGAATATAAATTCATTTTCTGTGGTGTGCGGCGTATATTCAGATTCATTTACTGAATAATCCGTGACCGTTTGATTCGTGCAAAATATTTTGTCCTTAAACACGATTTCCGAAGATGTTATTGTCAAAAGATAAAATGTATCTTCTTTTAAACTGAACGTGTCGGAATGTTGGTAATAATACAGATTTTCCGTGAACGATGTTGTGTCTTCATTGTACACTTCGGCGTTTGTCGATTCGTTTACAATCTTGACGGTATATGTCGTCCCTTCGGTATATTCCCTTGGAATAAAATTAATCGTTTGTGACGATCCGGATTCTTGTAATATTATCATATTAATATAATAAAAAACCCTTCAATTTGTTATAATAAAAAAGGGCATCCAATCGGACACCCTTCTTCAATCAAATGAAAAAATTCTTAAGAATTCGTTCCTTCAGTAACGGTCACCGTACCAGTTAATCCACCAAATGGATCAGCTTCAGTTGAACCTTCCAAGAAGTTCGCGGGAACTTGTTCTTGTGCTGATAACGTCAAAGTATATCCGCTCAAATCGCCCATTGCACCTCCAGTCACGATAGTCCCGCCGCTGACCTCGGCACCATGCTCGGCACCCATTAAGAAGGCGTTTCCATTATAATCATGAACCACAACTTGCGGTCTTCCGTATGCAAGAAGTTTCAATTCTTTATGATCTTCTTTTGTCATTTTTGTCAAAGTCAAATTCAATGTTTGCTCAAAGAATGTCGTCCCGTTTTCACGTGAAGATGTAAATGTTTGCTCAAACGATGAATTGCCTTTTAATTCGTATTTGTACGCGGTCACCGCGCCAAGGTCTTCAATCAAGTCCGTGTCAGTCGAATCGTAAGCAATTGTAATGTCACCGTAATCGATGAAATAAACCGCCTTAATCCCGCCAACAACGTCTTTACATGGAAGTTTTCGTCCTAAACTTAAATCACAAGCCATATTTTTATTTTTTTATAAAAAAAAAGGCGGGTGAACCGTTTGGATCGCCCACCCCTTTTTCATTGATTAATTAATTCTTAGTTAGCGGAATTTGTGATTCCGTAAGTTACGATGTCTTCAGCGATTGCATAATTCACCCCACCAGTTGCGCGAAGAATTACACGTACGTTGTCAGAACCGTCAAGGTCAGCCATGTCAAGAACCTTCACTAAGTTGTGGTCGCTTAATAAACCAGTTCCGAAGAATAAGTTTGATTTTTCAGCGGCCATTGCCGTGTTGTCTGCAAGACCATTTGCAATCGCGATTTTCACACCGTCAAATGATAATGCACCACCGTTCCACCATTGTGTCCCTTGTGCGCCAACCCCTGAATTTGAAGTAGCCGCAACACTAAATCCACCTAATGCACGTACATAAGCACGGGCGATGTTTTGTGAAACGTAGATGTAAAGGTCTTCACTTCCATATAATGTTGAAGGAATTGCATC